TGTCTTCTGTCTTTTTTAAATTGTCTGTCCAACTTCGTTTTCATTCTGTTCATCTTGTGCTCCAGCCTACCAATCTGCTTATAAGATAACCACTCCGGCTTGATATTCAACTCCAGCCAGTACTGGCGCATTTCCTTGCAATGCCGGGCGATGCTCGGAAAATAGAGGTGTCGCTCGTATGGGTTGCGAAGGAAGTACTCGCAATCGGATAATAGACGACCAAGCATCATGTATTTATGCTTTTGTCCTTCTCCGAGACTGACAAGCCTTCCGTTGTCCCCGATCCACAGCATTACTCCCTCACCCTTCCAATTAAAGTCGAAAGCCTTGCTTACCGGATAATAATAGCCATCGAGCACCGTGCCTTCCTTTAGGTCTCGCCCAATCTCTCGCAGGCAGGTTCTTCCCCAGCTGGTCGTTACCTCGACCACTGCTTGTGCTGGTATCTTGTCGTATTCCTTCATATCTTGCCAAATTTAAATTTCTCTTTCAGTGATGTAATATTTTGCTCTTGCCATTGTTTATATTCCCTTGTTAGAATAAACGAACATTACCCCACCTTTCATAGCGTGTCCCCTTAGACTTCTGAAAACAGATTGTCTGCTTATACGATTTACTCTTGCAGCTTCCGTGATGGAAATATAAGTATCTGTAATCTTACCATTTACAAGTTTCTGTATTGACTTTCTGTTATTATCTCCACGAAGTCCGTGCTCTACCGCATGTTCGATATTCTCTTTTGGTGTTACCCATTCTAGGTTTTCAATGCGGTTGTTTTTCTTGTTTCCATCAATGTGGTTTACTTGCATACTGGTGTCTCCTTGATTAAATGCAGAAATAACCAATCTGTGGACTTGGCAATTTATGCGTTTCTTGCCATCTTGTAAACAAACGTGCATATAACCATACTTATCTTTAAATGGCTTTATTCGCTTTTCTTTAAATGTCATTGCAACACCTTTCTTGTTAATCGTAACATGGTGGAGTCTTTTAACGACCCCAGTATTAGAAACTTGGTAAACTCCACCATACCCGTTGATTGTTCTCCATTCCATAATTGTCTTATTTTGAATATAAACTAACTTGAAGTCCTCTACGTAATTTGCAGATACAAACATCTTGTGCCATCTTCAATGCTCGCTTGATGAACTTGTTGAAGAGTTCCGCTCCGATGAGCTTTAAAATTCCGCTTACTCCTACGAGTGTGTTTATCTTCTTGCCATCCTCTGTGCGTCCGAAGACCTTGATACGAAAGTTTGAGTTGATAAACTTTGTTGTAAACTCTAAAATGTTTGAATTTGACTTTTTCATTTTTCTCTGGCTTAACCGTGCTGCCTAGGGCTTAGTTACTGAATGTTTATTATGCTTATCTCTTAAACACGATGCAAAGATATTAATATTTTTCGGTTCCACCAAAATTTTTCCCGAAAGATATTAATATTTTAACTTTTATTGGCTGTTTATGTCGTAAGCACGGGTATTTTCGGTCGTTTTCGGTACGTTTTAGGCTGTTTTCAGTACGCTTTTGGCTGTTTTCGGTACGCTTTCCACGCTCTATATAATAATAACCTGCACGCATTAGCTAGAATGAATATAATCTAACTCTCATAACCCCTACCCCTTTTCTCTCAATGAAAAGTGTTCTACGCACAAAAAATGGGCAGAAAAACGCTCTCCTGCGCTTCCTGCCCTTTTAAAGATTGATATTATGATTGAACCTATTGAACTCTTTTCTTGATGCGCTCCTTTATCCAGTTAACCGCAAGAAGGAACAGAAACAGAATCACGCAATCGCCAATGAATAGCCTTATCTTGTGCCATGCGCTCGCTGGCTTCTCCACCTCCTTGGTCTTGTATCGGTTGACGTAATACTTGACCTTCACGGTGTCGGTCACGAATTTGTAGATGTCGCCCACGATGGTGTCCGTCTTGGTCGTTGTCTTCCATCTGGTGGTCGTAAGATTGTGCCACCGCTCCTTGATTACGGTGTCGCCCTTGATGTACACCAGCACGCTGTCATGTTTGATTACGCTGTCCTGCTGCCGGGTGTCCTGCCAGTGGATCTGTCGCTGGTTCACGCTGTCACGTCTTACGCTGGTGTGTGCGCTGTCGTGATAGACTGTGTTATTTGTGGCTGATTTAGCGCAGGAACAGCCAAAAATCAAAAGTGGGGTAATTATAAGCATGGCGAGAAATAACGCCACAGAACGCAAATTTCGCCCTTTTCTTGAATTTTCCATACTTTATAAATGTTAGATTGATGTGTTTATTGCGCAAGCACCCCGATTTGTAAGGCATCCTTGGCTCGCTTCAAATACTTCTCGCAGGCTGCCAGTCCATTATAGCCTCCGTTTATCTTCCTGCGGATAGCCTTCAAGTTGTCTTTGTCTGCCAACTCATTGCAGCCGAAGGTGTCGAATACCCACATCGAGGATTTCGTTGCTCCCAGAGAACGCTCCAGAAGTTCGGGACTGCCCACAACATCGAAGCCGCAATAATTAGCATATTTCCGGTAGTTGGCTCGCCCGGTAATCTGTATCAATCCTCTGCCCTTGTACTTCACGCCATCGCCCTGCTGGGTGTTGCCTAGGTCTTTCCTGCCCTCGTAGGCTCTTCCGCTTGCAAGTTCCTTTGTATATCTGAGCTCACCGGATTCGTGGGCAATCTGTGCGAGGTAGTGCGCCATCCTTAGTGGGGTGTTGATGTGGAAATGCTCTGCCCATCCGTTGATGATTGGAAGATAGGTGTCTGCCCTGCTGCCTGCATTCGGCATTACCTTTATTAGTTGCGCTCTAGTTATCCTCATTATCTCCTCCTTTCTTCCGCTCTTCTTTCATTATCTCGACAACTGCCTTCGCAATTTCGTCCTTATTCTCCAGGATCACCTGCATCGTGCGGTCTTGCTTCCTTATCTCTGCCTTCTCGTATGCTTTTTCCCGGATGCTCTTAAACTCGCACAAAAGCAGATACACCGTCCAGGCAATGGCGAACAGAGGGAAGGGAGAGATAATGCACGTAGCCACGTCCATAAGCGAAGCAATACCGAATGTCGGGAAATACTTCTTCGCCTTGTCGCACGTCTTCTTCAATCCGGTTGACGTTCTTGCAACATGAAGTTCCTTCGCCTTCTGTATGCCTGCTATCAGGTCAATTGTCATCGCTATCAGAATTGTAGCGAAACAGATAAAAATTACTAGGGCGCACAGATTTAGGTGGTGCACCTGAAAATCGTGAAATACTTCGCTCATATCAATTTATTTTTTTTGGTTATTCCAATTTCTCCCAGTCGATGGTAACGCCCTTCCCGATGATGTCTGCTGTCCACCTGCAGAATGCCATACCCTCGTATCCGTCCGGATCACTGGCTACGGCAATAGCATACTGTACGCAGTCGCTCTCGGTCTTGATTACCTTCGGGTAGAAGTCCGCATAAGCCATATTAGCCAAATAGAGAATATCCCCGAGGGTCGTGCCCTTCGAGATTATCTCGTTGTTTGTTGCCAGCCGGATTTCTTCTACCGTCCAACGATGGCTCGTTCCGTCTACGTTCTTCATCTGCTCGCTTGCCTTGATTGCTAGCTGCTTCGTGAAGTGGTAGCCGTGCTTGGCAACGTATGCCACGTACCCACTGGCTCCCATGAGTGCCTTTGCTGCCTTCTCGTATGGCAAGCCGTGGATGATGTCGCTCTCTTGGTGCTGGTGTCGCTCTTCCTCTCTATCAGAAGAATGGCGCAAAACGATAATTTTCTTCATTGTGCGCCCTCCTATCCTAGTTTGTCGAGTAACTGTTTTACCATGCCACGAATGCCGCTTATATCGCCCTCAAGTGCTTTGAAACGCTTTTCGGTTTCCTGCTTCTCCTTGATTGCCGGGTTCAAAGCTGCGAGAAGTTCTTCGCCCTTGGCTTTCCGCTCCTTGCTTGGCTCGTATGCCTTGATTATCTCATCGGCTTCATTTACCAACTTGCCTACTTCGGGCAAAAGGTCTGCCTTATCGGTTGCCAGTACGGTTTCGCCTGCAAAGGTAACTCCAAGGTGTTCGGGTATGGTGTAGATGGTCTGTTTCCCCTCCACCTCGATTGTTACGTCTCTCATGGGCTGTCCGCTGCTGGAAATAGTTGCGATGCCAGTGTTGATGTGCGGTTGGTTGTCTACGACCTTGCCTTCCTTAACTTCCACCGTCTGCTTGTCTAGCAGATAGACCGGGTGATTTCTTTGTATATTCTTAAATTCCATGATACGCTCTTTTTAAATAATTCGATAAATAGACAAAAAGGGGTCTCACTGCTAGAACAGCGAGTTGCCCCTTGATAGATTTTGTTCAGACCGCCTACGCTCCAGTGGTGGTTGTGGTTGTCTTCAACGCTGCAATGAGTTCAGCGTTCTGTCGCTGCTGGCTCAACTCCAGGCGTGCATCGTTGTACCGCTGCTGCAAATCCTGCTGCCAGTGATTGTTAAGTACATCGATAACTCGCTGGGTGTTGTCTTGGTTCGAGCGGATGATGTCGCACTTGTCCTGCTGAAGCTGGAAACCGAGTGCCGAGAATCCTCGCTCTATGCTGCGGTTATTGAAATCGAATCCTCGCTGCATTGAGTTCTCGATGTTTTTCTGCCCCAGCTGGTTGTCGTAGCCCATCTTGATGATGTTCTGCTGGGTCTGGCAGCAGCAGTCCTTCAGTGCAATGGTCATCTGCAAGTTACCCTGCGAGATAGCATTGATTACTCGCTCTGCCGAATAACCGACTTGTCCGCTTATCTGCTGGATGCCTGCCTGAATGCCGCAAACAGAAGCCTGCAATGCGTTGAAGTCGCAGTTCAAGTTAGCCGCCAAGGTCTTCAAGTCTTGGTTGTTGCCCTGGATTGCTCCCATCAACAAGTCGCTGTTGTGGTTGTCTGCCATCTGGTTGCGAAGGCTGTCAATCTGAGACTGGATTTCGGAACGCTGAATGTTGCCGTTCTGTCCGTTCCAGCCATCACCGTACATGAATCGGAACATTCCCAACATCATCATGTAGGCGAATGGGTTGTTCCAACCTCCACCCATACCACCGTTCATTGCTGCCAGCATAGTCGCTGGATCATTGTCTCTACCTCTAGCAAGCAACGCTGCTGCTAGGTTGTCATTGCCACCGTCCCCAGTGCAATAAACTTTCTCGATAGTGTCTGCCATAAAATTTTGAGTTAATTACGTTACGGAAGCCAAATATTGGAATCCGCTGCAAAGTTACTCTGATTTTTGGCTCGCTCCAAAAAGTTAGTGCAGGGGTATTTATCGAATTATTGTCAAAGAACGCTTTTGGTTATTTTCTTTTTATTTTTTGATTAAACACAAATCGGCTCAACGTCCTTGTTAAGCAAGGTCGCTTGTGCCGTGGCAAGTCGATAAACTCGAGACGTACTGATATAGGTGTAAGACATCTTGCTAAGATGTCTCACTGCTGAAACGGTGCGGTTCAGAACGGTCGCAATGGTTGTTATGCTGAATCCTGCGTGTATCATCTGCTCAACGACCATACATCTTGCCATTACGAGATTTTCTGCTCTCGACTTGCCGAGAACTTCTTCTCTCGTAATACTCAACTCTCCGTTCTGAAGTTCAATAGCGCAACACTTGATTACGTTGTCTATAACTCGCCATAGTTCTTTCTCCTTGTCATTCATATATAATTTATTAAAATTATTGTATATTATTATATATATTTTCGAACGAAAATTGTATTATTCTGCCCCCAGCATAGAATCAATCATTCCGTCAATGGCTTCATCGGTCATGCTCTTCTTAACAGCAGGATCTGCGCCAATTGACTTCATCATCATAGCTACCCAGGGGTTGTCACTCTCCAGCGTGGATTGTATCTGCTCCTTGTATGCTTCGTGAAGCTCGCCCGATTCCTTGAAATCCAAAAGAACCGTGCGCAAGGCTTTTACTGCGTAGTTATCCATCAGCAATGGATTGTCCCTTGCCGATGAAAGTTTGGTAAGAAGCACTGCCAGTGCTTCGTGTAATTGTTTCTTATTCTTCTTCATATCGTCTTATTTTTAAATTTTAAAAGTCAGCGACTTAGAGTTCAAGTTTACCACCACAAGCATATCTTCTTGAGGTTTTAGTAACTCCTGCTTTAGGAGTTACTGGTTTTGCTCTACCAGTACTTTTTCTCATAATAGTGTATTTTAAAATTTTAAAATTATTTTAGTTTTTCTTGTTTTAAACAAACTGTGTAACAACAAGTTTATCATCATACATCTTAATTAAGCATATATAGGTAGTGTATGCCGTTCCCAAAGATGCAATTTTATTAAGAACTGGACCGCTGTATGCATTAGGTGGCATTCTATATATGTAGCTATTATTATTGGTAGAGCAAACAATGGTACTTCCTCTTGCTCCTGCGAAGACTATCTCTAGGATGCCTCCTTTCGATGCCTTTTGAAACCAATCATATACGTTGATACTACCTGCTGTATCAATGTTAACAATTTGATGATTTGCAACAAATGGAATGTTTGAATTTTGAGAACTTTTAACAATAGCTGTGCCAAAATTTGCTTTTATTTTCGTCCAAAGCTTCTTTAGTCCACTTTCATCTAAGAAAATCATATAAACCCCCTTTCTAATTTAATGCATCAATTACCGATATTGGGATTGCAGAGTCCGCAGTTGCACCAGAAGCTATTCCATTAAGCTTTTTTCTATCTTCTGAACTCATAACACCAGCTACATGCTCTGTAGCCTTTTCTAGGCTAACATAACCTAGTGTATTGTTATTTATATCCTTATATTCAAAATCAACAGCATTTGCACTTTCATCAACGTCTATACTCCCCACTGCCTCATTCTTCTTAGCATAAGGAGACAAATCATATGTGGTGTTTGTGTCAATCCACGGAACATTAACGTATGCCTTACCATTGGTGTCAAGCACAACTGGGTAGTTCTTACCATTCTGTGAATAACCAAGAGTAATACCACCCTTTATGGTTGAACTTGCGGTTGGCAAAGAGTAATTATTAGCACCTTCTGCAATTCCATCAAGTTTCTTTTTATCTGATGGTATCATAACACCAGCTTGCGTACTTGTAGCTTGCCCTAAGACAGTAACGCTTATTTCTCCTCCATCTATATCAAGAAGTGTGAAATTAACCTGACTTTCGTGAGGAGTAATATTTAACTCATTCGCTGCTTTATTCTTCTTAGCATAATCAGCAAGGTCTACTGTAGCACGGAAGTCTCCGAGTTTCTCCCATTTTGAAGCATCATAAGTTGCACTGGTATCACCAGTATAAATATATTCCTCATATTGATTCTGTGTAACACCACTAGCATCTTTAATAAGATAAATATGCTTCTTAATATTAGTTGTAGGAAGAGCAGTTACCACTTCTGCAACTGTAGTATCAAGATTACCTAATTGACTTAATGGAACATTGCCATTTGAATCAAGTCCTGCGATGCCGTTGTTAGCATTCAAAGTTTTTATACTTCCGTCTGCCATCAACACTTGGGTTGCAGTGCCTCCAGTCTTCGCGATATTTATAGCTTCCATTCCATTTTCACTCACATTGAAAATGTTTATAGTTTCATTTTCACTACCACTTGTTGTTATACTTAGTTGGTCTCCGTCAATCACATATTGCAAACCGCTTGCAGGATGAATTTCACCACCTCTTTTGCTAAAAAAATTAGCATTAACCCAGTCCTTAATCTTCTTCCAAAAGGAAGCTAAACCTATTTCATCTAAAAATTTCATAATCTATTGCTTTAAAATGTTATTTACTTGTAATGTCTGTTATCTGTTCCTCCGTGATTGCTGGGGGGAAGTTCTTCGTCACGATGTCGGTCACTCTGTTTGAAATATCCTTGTATATGTCCGTGCCGAGTTTTTTTGCTGTCACGCTGCCGTCTCTGATGTTTCCAGTTGATATACAGTCCTCGGTCAGATGGTCGTGTTTGACCGCTCCCGGTTGTATTTTATCTGAGGTCACACAATTGGATGCTAGGTGTCTGTTCTTTACAGAGCCATCGGCAAGCTTCGCTGTCGTTATCGCCCCATCCGCAATTTGCGCTTCCGTTATTGTTATCTTGGCGAGTTCACTCTTGATAATCCTAACGACCGCATCGTTCTCCAGTTTATTGTCAATCATGGCAAGCATCCTGCTTAACTCGACAACGATGTCGTAAATTTCCGTGCCGACACGCACCGCTGTGTTTTCTCCAACCTGCGTTGCATCTCGTATCAGCTCTGCCATACGGAGCATTTTTTGAATATCCTCGTTCATAGCTTATGTGCTTTTAGTTTCCTATTGCGTGAATGTGTGCCCTTGTTCCTCGCTGTGCCTTCACTTCTCCTTTCGAGGTGAATGCCTTGAGATATTCGAGTGCATCTGATAAATATCTTTCTGCCATGTCCATGATGTCGTTGTATTGCTTGTTGTTCGACAAATCTTGAACATGGTCTGAATAATCGTCTCTGTGGCGCATTCCACCTGCTCGGCTTATAATTGTGCCATCGGCACGAAAAAGCCTCGCATACGTGAAATAAGCGAGTGCTTTGCGTATTCCGCTGGTGTACTTCTGCACCTTGGTTTCTTCTTGGCTGCAATCGCCCTCCTCCTTGGTGGTATATTCGCCACCGTCCAGGAAGACCGCAGGCTGGAAATCGGGCAAGACTGAATCGTCCCACTCTCCCTGCTCGGTCGCTGCCTTGAACCGCTTCCACCCGATGGCTGGTATGATGTTCGCATCTTCGCATTCTCGAATGTATGCGTTCACTTCATCCTTATCTAGGTGTACGCTGGTCGGTCTTGCCAGTTCTCGGAACTGATCAACCGTGATAAGTTGTTTTCTTTGTTCTCCCATAGGCTCAATCAATTAATCTATAGTGTTGTTTCCTGCCGCTTCGCTGCTAATATACTTCAACGGCTGCAGCTTGGGGTCTAGGTTCTGAATGGCAGAATCGTGCCAGTTCTCGAAAATCTTTTTGAAGGCTCGCTCGATGAAACGCTGCTCTGTCGTTACCTCTCCGGCATAGTACTCGTAGGCATCCTGCATCACCTTCCCACTGAATCCAAGCTTGCCAATACGAATTGAGTAGAAGAGTTCTTGGTGGAACTGTGCGTAGATGCGTTCAATAACGCTGCTGTCTGTTACAGAAAACTCCTTGTCGAAGTTCTTAGTCGGGAAGGCGACAACCTTTGGTTCGTCTTCCTCGTTCTCAACCTCTACAGCAAGAATCTTCGCTGTGTTCTCGTCCCCCTGGAACTGCAAAAGGTCTTCATCGGAAATCATCTGTCCGCTCTCCACCTCTTCGCCTTCCTCGTTGAACTTCGGAACGCCTTTTTTTGTTACAATCATACACGATACGAGGAAGTTGTTGCGGACGTTTCGCATCTTGACGTTACCCAGTCCCTCATCGGTCGAAATCTCCGTGATGGCTGAATCGTAGCTGGCGGTCGGATAAATAAACTGTCCGTCTAGGCTCTGCCACAGAATCTGCCCCTTGTAGCTGTCGATGCCGCCAGCGTTCTCAATCTGTTCAAGAACGATGTCGGGGTCGGGATTGAAGACGTTGATGCGCTCGATGGTCTTCTCGTTCACCATCAACCGCTTTCCGTTCCTCGTTTTCTTCTGCTCCCAGTCAGGATGCAGCAAAACGTGCGCCACGCTCCCCTTGTCGTCCGTCTCTTCTAGTCGACAATTTTCGAAGGGTACGTGGCTCACGCTCGACACCTGCCCTAGAACGTTGTAGTTAACATGAAGGGCAAAGCCTCCAAAGCGTGCGAGGTCTTGCGCTACGTTCCGCAGTAAATCGTCTGCCGTGTCCCCTTGCTGGTTCATCGCTAACGCTGCGATAACATCGCTATCGAAGCCGTAGCCCTCAATGAATCGGGCGTAGCGGTTAAGGCACAGCATTGCCGTACCGCTGGCTTCCGTGATGCGTGCGAGGTTCTGCGGATATAGATTATCATATCCGTATGCCTGCATCTTGAATCGGCTGACGTAGCCAATATCAACCCTTCGCTTTGGCTTTTTAACTGTTTTAACGTTCATACTGCTTGTGTCGTTTTACTTGTTGTTTTGTTACTCTTCCTTGCCTGCTTTCTCGGCTTGGTCGATGTCTTTCTTCTTGTCGCTGCCTGCTGCTTTTTCGGCAGGATCTTTCCCTGCGGTATCATCTGCACCGCTGTCGCTGCCTTCTGGCTGCTGCTTGTTCTCGATGAGTTCATCGCTGGGTATCTTCTGAAAGTAGCTTTCCATGTGTGGGTACTTCTTCAGATATTCATGCGCTACCTTGTCGGTCAGGTTCTCGTTAGTGAAAATCTTACCATGGTAGAAATCCGGACAGGAAATAATGAAACCTGCCTTCATTGCGTAATTACATGTTTTTGGCATTGCCTTTTCTTTTTTGAGTTTTAGATAAATTTCAATCAACGCATCGTGGTAACACTGCTGGCAGGTTGTCGGGACAAACCGCTTCCGTGTTACCTCGAAATATAGAGTTTCTATAACTGCCTTGTCGGTTGCACCAAAGGGACTGTCGAAACGTTCCTTCAACTCCCCGACCTTGGCTGTTGCTTCCTTGTATGTCATAGGCTACGCTGCTGCTTCCGTCAGAAGGCTCTTATACTTGGCTGCTGTGGTCTCGCTGTCTGTGTCGAAGAAGAAATAAGCTGCCTTCGGTACGCTCTCCTCTTCCAGCGTGATAAGCCAGCCACCCTCGGTGTCGTCTGAGTACTTGTCGTTCTCGCCTGCGCTTGCCTTCAGTGCCTGCGCATATCCGAACACCTGATACTCTGCCTTTCCGTCCGCTCCCTTAGAGAGGTTGCGAAGGATGATAACGAACTTTCCGTTCGCCAGTCCGTCAATGATATTTTCGCAAACGTCAGGTGTGTTTGCCAATACCACGACTGCCACGGTATTCTTCCAGCTGTTGCGATACGTGCCAACGGTCAGCTCGGTCTTGGTTCCAGTGAATGGCTTGCTGCCTTCCTGCCGGATAGCGTATGCTTTCTTGCCAGTCTTCAAAACTAATGTTTTAATTATATTGCCCGCTACAACGGACTTGGTGAAGTCAATGTCGTCTCGGTTGATAATAAGTCCATCGCCCTCCAGTCCCTTTGTTACCTGGTCTTCGCAAGGGATGATGATGTCCTGGGCGATAAGGCTCTCGCAAGTTGTTGCCATATTAATTCGTTTTAAATTGTTATATCCCCAACACCGTTTTGTGGGTGTTGAGGATTGTCAAAATAACTTAATACTAAACTGAAAATTTGGAGCGATTAGTAAGCTGCATGGATCATGTCCTCTTCGAGGAGAGCCGTTCCAATCTTACCTGTAGCATAGAGATAGTTTCTGCGCTCCTTCTGGTCGAACCAGATGTCGAGGTCGCTGATGAGTGCATCGGCATCAGTGCCCACCATAAGGTGCTTCGGGTTGCAGAATACCGCACGGTGTGGAAGGTTGACTGTCGTCTCGCCCTTCTCGTATGCGTTAATCATTCTATCCCAGATGCCGACACGAGCAATCTTCACTCCGTTGTAGGTTGCTACATCGAAGCCATCAAACACCTTCTCCCATGGCATGATGTCGTGGTAGGTCTGCTTGATGTCGTAGGTCAATGCGTCAGCAAGCGAGCGGGTCATGAGCAACACTGCATCGCTGTCGTCAATGATACGTGTGTCTACGTCCATCAAGATGGTGTCAACGAGTGTTGTAGCCGTACCCTTTTTGCGCAATGCTGAAACCTGCGCTGCTGCCGTGGTCTCGCTGTTGGCTGCGATGGTGGTGTGGTTCTTTGCTGCTGTGGCTGTAAAGATGCGCTTGAAGAGACCGTCACAGACGTTGAACATATTAACGTCCGATCCTGCTGTCAGCTTGCCTCCACCTTCACCTGCCAATGCTGCCGCCTTGTCACCGAACCAGCCGAAACGCCAAATCATCTGCTGCATGGCTCGCTGGAGTGCATCGGTGTAGATGGTCATAAAGTCGGTGCTGGTAAGGTCGCCAATGGCTGTGCCAGTCTTCAATGAATACTCAGCGATGGTTCCCTTCAATGCCTCGTAGCAAATCTTGATAGGGATTTCCCACTGCCCGAGTTCCCAACGCTTCTGAGAGTTGGCGATACCCTTCTCTTCGTAGGTAGGGTCGCAACCGCCACCTGCCTTACCGACCATTTCCATCTCACCGATGAGTGCGATTGGATCATCGTTCTTGACCTTCATGATGTTCACGAATGAAGAAAAATCCTCATCTTGGTAGAAGGTTTCCTGCACGGCATCCTTGATGCTTGCGAGGTTTTCTGGCTCGAGTTTAAGGTTCTCGAGTTGCTTTTTTGTAAATCCTGCCATTATTTTCTTTTGATTTAATGGGTTAATACTTGGTTACTTCTTGCCCTTTTTGTGGAGCTTGGCAAGTCTCTCCTTGATGGCGTTCTTGCCTTCCTCGACTGGGTTCACGTTGTCGCCTGCGCCTTTGCCGCTTGGCTGTCGCTGCGCTGGCTGGTAGTGGCTGCTGTAGCCTGCCAACACCTTCTCAGCACCGCCTGCCATCTTCACGGCATTCAGGATGCGCATGTCTTCCTTGCTCTTTGCGAGTTTCTGTGCGCCTGCCAGCTGCGCCTTGGTGTCGTTCAACTGCTGCTTGAGTGCTGCTACCTGCTGCTTCAACTTGGCTACGGTGTCGTTGTCGGTGCTTGATGCGCTGCCGCCTTCACCGCCTTCACCGCCCTCATTGTCGGTGTTATCTGCGGTCTGAATGTCGGTAATTACACCGTCCTCGACAACAATTGTCTTACCGTCCGGCATTTCAAACGTTCCGTCCGGACTTGCCTTGTCGCCAACTTGTGGATCTCCCTCTTCACGCTCAACGGTCAGTGTCTGTCCGTCTGCTGTGTTGAGTTCCATCGCCTTTGGCTCTGCCTTGGCTTGCGGCTCTTCCACCGCCTGCTCTGCTTCCTCCAGTGTCTTCACGCCCAACTTGGCGAGAATCTTGTCGAGGAGAGAAGCCTTTACTTCTGTTTTCTTCTCCATTGCTTTTGGATTTTGTTGTTTTGAATTAATAAAATTTTCTATGTTGCGTTTTGATGCGCTTGCGCTGAGTGGTACAATGGTGCTGCTGATAAGACCTAGGCGCAAAGCCTCGCTGGTGTTGATGAAGATGTCCTTATCCATCAGGGTTTGAATCTCTTCCCTATCGCACTCGCACCGCTCTACGTATGCGTCCACCATCTTATCCTGCCACATCTGCATTTCCTCGCCCAGGTTCTTCAAGTCCTTTGCGTTCAGCTGGTCGCCCAACCCCCAGCCAGGAACCCACGGATTATGCAGCAGGAAGGCAGCGTTCTCGTATGCCTTGCGGCTCTCCTTTGGTGCTGCAAGCATGATGATTGTTGCCATGGATGCTGCCTTGCCCTCCACGGTGCAGGAAATCTTCTTTCCGCTCTGTCGCAGTCGGTCGTAAATCGCCCAACCTTCGACCACAGAGCCGCCATTGCAGAAGATGCGCATATCGATGGAATCATCGTCTTTCGGTATGCTTGCCGCAAAAGCATCTATATCCTGGAAACATACGCAATCGCCTCCCCACCATTGATACCAGAACTTATTGTCTTGGCTGTCGATGTCGTTGTATATTCTGAGTTTTGCCATTGAATCGTGATTTTTTAAGTTTTAAAACGCTGCAAAGATACGATATTTTTCAATATGTTTATCTCATAAGCAGTTAATTTTTCTAAACAAGCCAAAATTTTGCGTTCTAAGCGGCTTTTATTGCCTTTGGTGTGTAACCTTACCACCTTTAAGCGAAAACCGCTCAGAACGCAAATCTTGAATAAATAACTACACTTTAAATCCTGCCGATATTCTCTATCGTCTGCACTCTACGCTGGGTTCGGTTTATTTCCTCAACGCTCACTACTGGCTGTGGAGCCATCTGATACCCTCTTGCTACAGCTGCCGCCAGCATATCCATACCGATGTTGCTGCCTCCGTTGTTAACTACGATAGGAACACCACCGCCTAGCTGGTTGAATGCGGATAATATCGGGCTGAACATCGAAGTCGCCTTGGCTGTCATTACGCTCTCGCCATTTGAGAGCCTTGCCGGGATGCTGTCGCTGGTTCCAGTTCCAGAGCCTTGGACGTAGCCACCAGTGGAGAATCCCTTGACGAGTGCTTTCGCTCCTGCGAATGCTGCTTTAAGCAATGCGAGTTTCGCTGCTGCGTCTGCCACGCCTGCCCATCCGAGTTTAGCTAAGCCTCTTCCTAGGATTTCAATGTATTGTGCCTCCATGGCTATCTCTACGGCATCCAGCAAAGAGCTAAGTAAAGATTTCAGAAAAGAATGAAAAGATTTATCTTCACTATTAAAGAAATCGACAAAAGCATCTCCAACTGCCAAAATATAGCTTTTCATGTTTTGAAGTTGTTCTTCTGTCAACTGCTTCTTTTTATCATTCTCAGTCTTTTGTATTTCCACGTTAGTATCGCTCAGGTCTTTCTGGAGCTGTTCCTGCACGGCTGCATAGTCCTTGTATGCGTCCAGTTTGCTCTGAAGGAAAGTCTTGTATCTCTCCAGCTTGGCTGCATCGTCTTCCTCTCCAGTGCCACCGTTCATGATGTCCGCATCCCTGCGTGCCTTCTCTGCGTCCTCGAACTCCTTGTTGAGTTCGTCCACAATCTCCTTTGCTTGGTTCTTGATGTCCGCTTTTGCCTTTATCATGATGTCGAGAAGCTTTGCCTGCATTTCCTGCGCCTTTTCCGCTCCGATTTGCCCTGCCGCCACGTATGCGTCAAGGCTCCTTGCAACCATGTCCTTTTCAAGTTGTTCAAGTTCGTTGCTATAGTCTCGCTCGTTGTCGTACATGCCTGCGAGGTATCGCTTCTTTGCGTCCATGACTTGCTCGTTGTACTTATACTGGATAAGCGCAATCGCTTCCTGCAATTCCTTTTCCTTCTTCTTCCTTCGCTCTGCTTCTGCCTTTGCCGCCTTGTCGGCTGCTGCCTTCTCCTTCTTGGTCTTAGGGGTAGTGCTGGCGATATTAGTGCCGTCCTTGAGCTTTGTATTGTCGGTTGTGGCGGTCGCCATGGATGGTGCATCTGCGCTGACTGGTATCTTGATGTTAGCATGGTTAAAAGTATTCTTCATGCCACCCACGATAGCATCAGCCATTCCGCTGCCGAATTTCTTCAAGTCTCCCCAAGCCTCCTTCACAGTATTGCCAAGACCCGAAAAGATGGAGTTAAAGCCGTCTCGCATCTTATTCACGTCAAAGGAGAAAAAGCCCTCAAACATCTGCAACAGTCCCCTCACTGGTCTTGCAACAAGCTTAATGGCATCTATGATGATGTTGAAGGCAAACAAGGCAACCTGCCCGACAGACTTAAACGAAAAGCCTAACAACTGAATCAATCCCCTAAATGCCACGCTTTGGTTATAAAGGTTGATGATTGCCCTCAATAGTTTCGTTAGATGGTTGCTCACGAAAGTTGCCGCCTGAGCCTTCATCATTTCGAAGCCGCCACCAGTAACGTCAAAGAGTGCACTTGCGGTATCCTTCAAACGCTTGTTGGCTTCCACCTGCTTTTCCTGAGCCTTGGCAACATCACTGGATTGTTCCTTGACCTTATCCATGTTCATCTCAATGTCTCCGAGGGTCTCGATGTACTTTAGACCTGCATCCTCGCCAGGACCTCCAAATATATCTGCGATGGCTTTTCCTACCTTGGCTGATGAAGCAGGGTACTCCTTCAGCTTGTTTCCGACCTCCTGCATGATGTCAAATGTGGTCTTGCTACCGTTTTGCAGTTCTTTCTGAACTTTCTCGCTTGATATACCTATGCCATCCAATGCGGCTGCTGTTGCGGTAGTCATCTCTCGAAGTCTAAGATTACCCTCCTTGATGGTGTCAAGACCCTTGTCGGAGAATATTCCCTGCTTGGTGGCGTTGGTTGAAATTGCCACGAATTGCTCCGCATTCAATCCAGCCTCCTTCAGGTACGTTGGGTATTCCTTCACGTTCTCTAGGAACTCATCACTAGCATTCGCACCAGCCACAAAGCCATCTTGCAAGAGCTTTAGCGATTCTGATACACTGATGCCAAACTGCTTGCTCATTACATTTGCGGATTGCAAGGTTTCGCCAAAATCCACGTCAAACGTCTCGCTGATTGCCAAGGCTTGATTTCTCACTGGTTTCATTTCGTCACCGAAAAGCCCAGTGAACTGCTGCGTCAGTCGTGTGGCTTCCATCAATCCCTTGTTGTAGTCATACCACCATTTGAATGCCATTCCTGCGCCTGCCACACCTGCCATAGCGAGGAAATAAGGGTTGGTCAATAAGGAAAGAGCCGTATTTTTCAACGCACCAAACTTTACCCTTAGGTCTTCCACAGACTTTCCCATTTCCATAACCTTTCCGATTCCAGTATCATCAACAACATCAAAACCGAAAAACTCGGTATTCTGTAGGTCGTCAGCCGCCTTCATCATTGAATCGTAATAGCTGCCGACACTGCGCTGAAATCTTCCTGTAGCCTCCTCAGCATCTTTCAGTTCCTCTATCAAGTCTTGGATATGCTCCTGCATCTCCTGACCCTTGGAACTATCACGCTCGGCACGGCTCATCTCATCGTAAGCCTTGGTGGCATTTGAAAGCTGGGCACGCAGCTGCTTCAAGCTGCCTTCCTGCTCGTTCTCTGTGCGCACGTTGTTCTGGATCTCCTTCCGCAAGGTGCGCACGTTGTACTGGTACTCCTTGATGGTTGCGTTGATGGCTTCCGTCTGTACCTTCATCTCGTTGGTCGTGATTGTTTTGTCTTTTTCCTGCTGCTGCAAGTCCTTGATGCTTGCCTTTAGCTGGTCTATCTTCTCCTTGTATCTGATGATGCCATAGATTGCATCCTCGTACTTGACCTTGATGTCAAGAATCTGCTGTCTGTCTTCACTTACCATAGTTCTTTCTTTTTAGTTGTTCAACTCTATCATTGTAACCTCACAATATCCGCTGCTTGTTGTCTTGATTTCGAGAACTGCGAAATATGCTCCGTACTGGGCAAGGTACACTGGCTTCGTTTCGTCAAAATCTAGTATATCCAAGTCCGACAGATTGAGCCGTTCCGTGATTACGTGCGCCCTGGCGATACTTGCTGCAAGCTGCTTGTACTTCGTATCGAATATGTTCTGAAGGTCAATACCAAATCGAAGTGCAGCTTGCTCCTTATCATCTCTTAGCGTCATTATCCGCTCCTTGCATCCCTTATACTCTCCACCATTCTTCATGCCGAAAGAATCAAGTGTTCTTATCGGTATGCGGTTGTCATCGCTGGCTGCAAAAGGTAGCGTCCATGTGTCCTGCTCATAGCCCAAAGTCTGGTTGCTGATTACGAGGTCTGCATCATAGTCCCCGGTTGTCTCTTCGTCTTCCTTCCACTTGTAGCGGTTGTGTTGCATAAAGTCTGAAACGGAATACTCGCTTTTCCGTGGTGCACCTTGGCGGTCATACGGAATGAGTTTTCCGCTCCAGTCGTAGGCGTTCGCCTTGTTTGCCCAAACTCTGGTAAACATGATAAACTGCACTTGCGTGCTGTTGGTCAGTTGCCTAGGGAACGAGCCAGTTATCAAAGCCAAAAACTTAATGAAGTTTGTTACCTCGATTTCAGGCAGGTTTATGCCGATAGGGAAACTTCCCCCAATCGGTACGCTGTCCCCACTCTTGACGCTCGCAGTGATTTTGCCGCCATAAACGGAAGGCATGTTGACTGTGTTTATTCCGTGCATGATAGTCTCAAACGTCAGTACATCGTCCTTCTTTAGCGATATAGTGTTTGTCCCTGCCGAAAGCAAATAAAGATAGCCATCGATAGCATATCTGCGTAGTACGACCGGGTACTTAACCTGTCCATCCTCGTACTTCAAATCTCCGAACTCGTATTCCTGCGTGGATGCCTCACCTCCAGTAGTGCTTGGTGTTGTCACGGTCATTTTCACGCCCATAGGCAACTGAATCTCCGCTGCGTCTTCAAACTGATGTCTGACGTAGTATTGCACTTGCACATCAAAGGTCAGCTCGCAATCCTTTGTTATCGTCAGTTTCTGTACATCGCTGCCAGTGCTTGGTGTGACTGATGTCAATGAGCTGTTGACGGAAAAGGAAAGCGCACCTAGTCCGTCCCGGCTCTTAACGTCTGCGGTCAGATTACCGATGATTGTCTTGTCGTCTGCCTTGTTGTTGATTATAGGCACAACGAGGTTGTTCAACATCTTCTTTGCTTCATCATCCTGCCAAACGAAAGATACGCCCGACTTCCTCGCTATCCTTGACAATAGCCAGTTTACAGTCACACATGGCTGCAAGAATTTTGGAGAAGTCTTATATTCGTTCACCGCCACATCATCGCCTACGAAATCCTCCTTATTATCGCCATCTATCATTTCGTGCATAGGTGTCAGCCCGGTAACTGATAGCGATAAAGTTTCATAATATTCGGCAGGTGCATTCACTACGAGGTATGCAGCTCTAGCCTCTCCTCTGATGGTGTATACTTCCAGCGTCTCATCTTCTCCGCTCACGGATATAACCCGCATGTACTTATCCAGTACTGCATAGCTTCTGTAATCGCCCTTTCCTTGCGCTTGCACATTTGCCGTTGATGATGGCAAGAAGGGGATGAGAGCACAAATCGTGTCCGATGCGTTCTCTATATTTCCACTGATGTACTTTCCGACCTCTGCGCCAGTTCTGATGCGTCCACGGCTAGCCGAGTATTGTGTCGTGGTATACTTATTCCTCTGCACCAGATTAATACCAAAGTTATCTTTGCTCTCAATTCGGTATGGATTGTAATAAGCAAAGAATATCCCCTTGCTCACGGCTTCCTCCCTTGTGTTCGGGGTGTTGTACTTTTCAAAAAGCACTCTGTCTGTCACTCCCAGTTCGTTCAGTTTCATTCCGCTCTCCAGTAACTTCGTGAACGCTGGCATAATACCCCAGTAGATTGAAACCTCGATGCTTTCCTCGATGCTCAGAACGTTCAATCGTCCGTCCTTGATAATTTGTACACCTCCACGGAAATAACTGCACTGGTGGAAAATAAAAGGGTATCTGCTGCCGCTCTTCGGTCTGTCCGCTTGCTGCAGAACTGAAAGATTATGCACCGTCCGTGGTAGCTGGATGGTGTACGTGTAGTTCGAGGTCATTTTCGTGACGTCACGAAAAAGGTTGCTCTTAATGTCGAGCACCACATCGGTGCTCTCCGGCAAATCCATCAAAACACCGTCTATATAAAGTTGCTGGTCTGTCATAATCTCTGAACGTTAATGTTATTTATTATCATTTCGCACACGAAATCCTGCAAGCAAGCTGTGCTCTTCGTGTAGCTTCCTGCCTTGATTGTTACGCTCGTCCACTGGTCTTCCTCGTGCATCCAGTCTCCCCCGAGGTACATGTCAACGACTGGGCTGCTGGCTAGGTCTTGCAGCATATCGAACGTATCACTGTCAACCAACGGGGCACAAAGTTTGATTGAATCCGTGCGCTCGTATCCCTGCCTTCTTCCGCTGTCGCCAACGTAGCCGTATATGTCGCTGTATTTACCCAGATTGTTGCGTATGAAACTCAGGTCGCTGGCTATTTCTCTCGTTTCCTCCCCAGACGCAAATAGCCAATAGCGAATGAATCCGTGTCGGTCAATCCAACGCAGATAGATGCCGCTCTCGGTATCGTCTCTGTCAATGCGCAGCAATAGTGACTGCTTTCCACCGGCAGATAGACAGAAAGTAAGGTCGAAAGTATTGTCAAACGTTCCCTGCTGAATCTCTCCATCGTAGTCGTAGATGTTCCAGTACCTGGCACCGCTTGGTAATATGGCTGCATTGAAGTCTATCATGTTGGTGTTCGGAATCTCAAGCAGCTTGTTGGGTGCTCCCTCGTAACCTATAAGCAGTTTGGTGTCCGCCTTACTTAAATACATACCAAAAGAGAACGGATAGTTGGTGAACCACGTAAGGCGTTTGTAGCCGTTCCAGGTCTCCCCGAACCTTGGCGCACCCCATACTACGTTCGTAGTGAATTCGATGCTCGCAAGCTGTCCGTCTCTGTCATCGTATGCGTTAACCTCAACTCTTATGTACTGGGATAAGTTATTGACGTCATAGTTTATCGTCCAGTCCACGCCTGCATTGATGCGTCCATCGAAAAAGGCTTGTACGTATGCCCTGGAGTCTGTAATGCACTCACCGTTGAACGCCTCCACATTGTAGGCTCGTTCCGTTTTGCCCCATCTGATTATTACCTCAATACACGATAGGTTGCTTCCACTCGCTCTGATGATGCAAGGCAAGAAGGCGAAGCACACTTCATCTGGATAGAAAAAAGAATATCCGTTGTTCACTGTCTGTCTCATACCGTCTCATTGTTAAATTTGATACTTCCCACCGACTGGTGGATTAAGAAAATAAGTCGCTGCTCGAGCCGCTTCATCGTGTCGGTCACAACGTTGCTGTATACGTCAGCCCTGCCGCCAGTCCGGTGCAGCTTAGAACCCTTGCTGGCGATAGTGTGCGCGATGGCTCCTGCCATTCTCATGTCGCCACGCTCTTGTGGAGTATACTTGTGCTGCCGCTGGGTCTTGTAGGGGATAGGTCTGCCGTGCAGCCCCTTGTCTTTCATCCACTGCCGGATTATGCTACGGAAGCCGTATGGTATCTTTCCTGCCCTTCGTCCAGTTTCGAGAACCCCGAATGGCTTGTGTCCCCAGAGGATGGTTTCTTCCTCGCTGGGCTGCTCCACCTTTAGGCTCGCTATTGTGCGCCCCGATGCGTTCTGTCCGTTGATACGAATGTGGTTGATGATAAGCTGCCGTGCTCTCTCCACTTCCTCACGCATGATGAGCGATGCCGCCTTGGGGTCGAATTGTATTCCTCCCTTGCTCATACCGCACATCCTCCTATGCTCTGTGTCAGTTGCAGGGAGTACATTACGCCCGACACGATCGTGCTCAAACGCTCGATGATGGTCTCGTAGTACTGCTGCCCTTCCAATGGTTCGAACTGGCGCGACTGGTTGATGGCTCGTATCATCCTCGCCCCTGCCACCTTCATTCGGTCGATGCACTCTCCGTTGTCTTCTCCTTCCGCTCCCCTCGGTACGGTGTCGAGATACGCCAGGGCAACGTTCACGGTGTCGTATACCCTGCCGTTGCGTATCTCTGTCGTGCCGCTGGCTGGGATGATGCAGACGATTGCCGGATAGTTCAGTTTCTCCAGCTTGGTGTCCGCTGTGTCCCAGTCCTCGAAAAGGTAGGTGTAGTCTGGTAGCGTGTCTGCTGCCAACTGCTTTAATGTTTCTCTGATTGTTGCCATAATTATCTAGATTTACGTTTCATTTCTTCCGCTTGCAACTTCTGCAGGTTCCGCTCGTACACGCTTCTCTTGTTGTCCATTTCCATGCACTTGTAGATGCGAAGCCATGGTGTTTTCAGAACTTGGTCGTGGTCGCTGATGCCCATCCTTACCGCATACCAGTCCAGCATGCCGAATAGTCCGAACCGCAGGGTATCGATGCCTGCCTCCTTCTCCAGTCTCGTTGGCTTCGCTGTGTCTGTGCTCTCGAAGAGCTTGTTGATGCGCTCGACCTCTGCTGTTACCCAGCCTATGAGCATAACGACATCAACCGCCCTAGCCTGCTCCACTTCCTTGTGGCTCAGACCGAGGACGGTTGTCACTATCTGATACAGACTTTCCTCGCTGTCTGATAGCTGGGAAAGGTCTATCAGCTGTCCGATGGATAGCTGGTTGAGATTGTCGGGCACTTGTTTTCCTCCGACAAACGCTGGTCGTGGCTGCTTGCCGATTTTATAGCTGGTGTGTCTTGCCACTGCCAGCCAGTACTTGAATGTAGTGTTATTATCCATACGCTTTATATTTTTGTCGTTATCTTTGCCTCAATACGTGCGCCCTAGCCGTTCCATGGCTCGCTACGGATAACTTCTTTAAGGCTACGTATCGTATTGCGTCTATGCCGTGGTTAAATGCGTCTATAGGCTGGTTCGTTGTCTCTCCATCCCTTGACTTCTTCCACTTGTATTGCTGCATGTTCCCGATGATGCCGTGGCTGCGTCTTGTTATGTTGATGCGGAAACGCTTCAAGATGTCGATGCCGTTGTTGATACTGTCCGCTCCCTTGGTGCTGCCGATTATCCACAGCCCTCGGTTGTGTATCTCCTGAATGCTCTTAGGCTCTGCCGAATCAGCAATGATAAGGTCTCGTTTCGTCCGTCCTTGTTCCTTGCATCGGTCTGCGATGTCATCGTTCGTCATTCCAGGCTGGTAGATTTCTTCGTCCACCCATAACTCTCCGTGCGCCAATATAACGTGCTCCAGCGCAGTTGGATCGTTGGTGAATCCGAAGTCCATACCCCTGCATTCCATCTTCCACTCCTCCCTTGGTGGCAGCTTGTCAACGATGCCCCAGTTAGTGAAGATAAGCCCGGTTATCTTTCCGGTCAGTCCACGCGCATATACTCGCCACAATTCGGGGTCGTCAATCTCTTCAATCTTTTTATGCTCCTGCTCCGTAAGGAATCGGTTGTTTCGGTGGTCGCTCAGGATCAGTCGGCAGTCATCCCTTCCGATGATGTTGTTGTGTACCCAAAACCTTGCACTTGGGTTGTAGTCGATGAATACCTGCTTACGTGTTCGGATGGCAAGCTGCCAGAACACTTCGTAGGGCACACCGTTCGCCTCGTTCACGAACAGATAGTCTCGCTTACCGTTCTTGGCATCCTGCGCATCTTGATAACTCTTGAACTCGATGATTGAGCCATTCTTACCTCTGTAACTGCTGTCGCTCTTGTTGTTCTTGAACCAGTCCAGCAACTCTGCCCTTGAGTGCAGGATGGTGTCGAGGTCTCGCATGGCTCCCACTTTCAAGTTCGGGAGGTCTTGACCGCACACCGTGATAATTGCCATGGGGTGTTCAAAAGAAAGCACTATAAGACGCTGCATGATGGTGTATGTCTTCCCCGAGGACGTGCCTCCTTGGTTTACGAGAAACCTTGGCTTCACGTCCGCATTCGGATCATACAGCTCACCAATAACGTCAAATAGTGCCATTCTTTCAAACAATAAAAACTTAAAACAAAATTATGGTTAAATTATTCTTTATCCAATCCCTCACGCTCGATTACTTCCTGCTCGCTGGATGCACACTGGTGTCCAGAGTTGATGTAGCGTACCTCGATGCCGCCTTGGAAGCCTGCGTTCAGGTCGAGCACGACCTTATCCAGACCGAGCAGCTTGCAAATCTGCGTCTCTGCCTTGATGATGATGTCGAGGTAGCGTGGTTCTCCGAATCCTCGTTTCTCGGCATCGTACATTATCGCCTTGACGGTCTCGATTGAAATCTGCTTTCCTCGCTCATCAAATAAAGGCTGTCCATGCTGGGTTGATTTCTGCAAGTGGTAGTCTTCCTTCGACTTCTCCCAGGCTTCCCACGCTTCACGTATCACCAGCTTCAACCTTGCCACCTCGCTGGTTATTTTCTCGTCTGTGTCGGTCAGTCTCTCTTCCCTCCACTCCTTCAATAACCGCTGAATGTCGCAGTGTGCTTGATTGTATTTCGGTCTGTCGAGCCGCTTGCGAACCTCTGCCGTGATTTCTCGCTCCGTCCATCCCTTGCGGTATAGGGGTGCGATAATCTGCAGGCGGTTCTCGATGTCGATTTTCTGCGCTCGATGTTTGTTGTTGTTACCTTGTGGCATATTTTGATTACTTGAAATTTATTTGATTTTTTATAAAAATTCTACTTGAAAAACTTGCATATTTCAAATAAATTTCGTATCTTTGCAAACGTAATAAGGGAAGAGTCCTTATTTACTGAAACCCTCCGAGGATGAGGGAAAAGTAAAATGAAATCCCAAAGTCTTATGAACGTACTGAAAATTTCATTAAAGATTTGGAAAATAGAAATCTTATCATTTACGATTAGATTATTCTAAGTTCCAAGGGGTGGTGCTCGAACCACCACCCCACTTTGGGATTTCGTTTGCAAATTTACGAATTAATTTTCATATCACCAAATTTTTAACATTATGAGTACTACGAATGAAACTACCTCCAAATCTTGGGGAGGTGCTCGCAAGGGTGCAGGGCGAACGAAGAAATACGCTGCAACATTCTATTTCGGTGCTACCGAGGACGTGGCTAACATCTTGGCAGGGGTCGATAAGAAAGACCGCAGCGACTTCATCAACCAGTGTATTCTCAAAGCGATGGGCAGGGGTTAATCTCCTGCCTTTTTCGTTTCCGCTCCCTTGGAGTTATTTTGTGCGAATTTTGCGTGTGTGCCGCTCTTTCCGCAAACTGGTGTAGTTTATCAACCTTGAAGAGAAAAGCCGACACATCGCAACTATTCGCCATGCTTCTTAAACTCGTCTATCTTGACCGCTTTCTCGCCAGTCAGCTTTTCCCAGCGTGCAATGATAACATCGCAATAATGTGGGTCGAGCTCCATCAAGAACGCATTGCGGTTTAACTGCTCGGCTGCGATAAGCGTTGTGCCACTACCACCGAAGCTGTCGTAGACATTCCATCCTTCCTGCGATGAGTTCAGAATAAGATATGCAAAGAGTGGAATAGGTTTCATAGTTGGATGCTCTACACTCTTTGCAGGTCTATCAAACTCCATAACGGTCGTCTGCTTTCTGTCGCTAAACCAATTGTGGCTTGCTCCCTTCTTCCATCCATACAAGCAAGGTTCATGTCTCCATTGATAGTCTTGCCTTCCTAATACCATGGAGTTCTTTACCCATACCAAATTCTCTCGCAGCTCCAGGTCTACCGTGTTGATAAGGGCTTTACGAAACCAATATGAGTAGCCATCGCTGTGGAATATATAGAACGAAGCACCTTTTTCCATATTTGCATTGGCAGCGTTAAATGCGTTTGTCAAGAATTCCTCGAATTTATCGTTGTCCATCTTGTCATTTAAAACGACCAGTCCATCCTTGCGATGTCCTTCTGATGCTGCGCCATCATAACCGTAAGCCACATTGTATGGAGGGTCTGTAAGATACAGATTAACCACTTGCCCCCCCATAAGGAACTTGACCTGCTCTGCATCCGTGGAGTCACCACACATAAGGCGATGTTTTCCGAGTTGCCACAGTTCGCATTCCTTGCACCGCTGTGGGATTTTCTCTGTCTCCTCATCGAACTCATCGTCCTTTGCCTCCTTCTGATCATCGTCCTTTGCCTCCTTCTGATCATCGTCTGCCTGCTCTCCATTTTTTAAGGAATCAGGACTCATCCACCCTTGCAGCTGCCAGTCTTGAATACCCCAGTCCTTCAAGAGGTCGGTATTCCACTGGTTCGCCAGAGCATCGGTGTCCCAGTCTCCGAAGCCAGCATTATCCTTTATGATGAATTCTTTCTTCTGTCCTTCCGTGAGGTCTGATGCCCTAACGATGGTTGCAGTTGGCTGATCCTGCCACTGGCTCCAGTAGTTGGCGATTGCCAGCTTCTCTGCATCGGTCAGCCGCTGGTCTGTGTCGAGAACGTCCATGATGGCTTCGGGTGTCATACTCACGATGTGGCAGAGTGCCCTCGTTCTCATATTGCCACCCAGTGCCTTGTAGGTTTCGTCTACGACTATCGGGCGAAGCTGGAGCATCTTAGGAAATACAAGAATGCTCTTTACCAGCTTTTGGAAATTCGCCTCTGTTATGGTTCTAGGGTTCGCTTCGTTCTCGCTGACCCTTGATAGTGCGATTTCTTCTGTTTTCATTTTCTTCTTGTTTTAAGTTCGAAATTCGTGCTTATCTGATAAACACTGGCGCAAAGATACGACTTTTTTGCTTTAGTTGTTTGTTCTTTGCACACTTTTAACTTTTTCCAACACTTCGTTTTTATCTTATCCGTCAAAGGCTCTAATGGTCTTCTGCAGGGTTGTCTGCGGTTTCTTCGGCTTCACTCTGACCGGGAATCCTGCGCAGACCCATGCGAGGAGAAGTGCGTCTCTCTGGTCTTGGTTCATTCTCGGCATTTTCTCTCCTGCGCTTACAAAATAAGCAATTTCATCCTGCGTGATTTTTCCGTCTTTACCCTTCCAGCACTTCTTTAGTGGCTTGATGATTTCGCAGGGGATATTGTAGTGTTTGCAGCACTCGACAATCAAGATTCCGGTCTGATGGTTCATTCCGGTAGAACGTCCGATTGCTGCTGCCTTGACTGCTGTCATGAATTTATTTAGCACATGCCAGTTGCTCTTATTGAGCCAGCCGCCTTCAATAACAACCTTAACCTTTTTGCAACTCTCGTTCATAGCCTTGAGGTAATCTATCAATGAAGGAAAATTCATTTTGTAGGCGAGAAACTTCTTGTCGTCAAAGACTGCTCCAACTCCGCTTTCCTGATTGTCGGGGTCGATTCCAATTATAACTGTTCCTTTTTCCATTTTTTCTTTAAAGTAATTATTTTGTTTAAATTTCACGCATAAGCGTTTATTTTGTTTTGCTGGTGTAGTTTATTACCCAACACCCTTTACGTGCGCATATACGTGCACACATGCGTTATTATCCCTATCTTTCCCCTACCCCTTTCTTTCCCTTCTTTTCGGTTGCGATAGAGAAAGCTGGCAGAGATTCCGGAAGTTGTGCCTGCGCTTGCAAAATAAATGAATAACAAAATGTATATGTTGCAGGGGTCTTCCTTCTTCCACCGCCAGCCGAATGGATAAAAGCATAATTTTCTAACGATTTCTTTTTCTTACTTCTTCATGTACCACCTCGCTTTCTTTGTTTGTTGTCAGACTTCGGGAGATGCGTTTCCGGCTCTCATATCGTAATTTCAAGATGTTATAAGTTTATTTGTTTTGATAGGGAGCCATCCCCTTCTGCCCTCGCTGGTTAAAAACTCTATTATTGAACTCACGACCGATTATTCTTTTTGTTTTCTAGCAGCCATGCCAGATGCGCTGCCTGCTGCGGATTCTTGAACATGGAAAGAGCCTTCTCTACGTCCGGCTTCTTCCTTTCACGCATCGCTCTGTCGGCTACCCGGTTCTTCGTACCGTAGTTCCGGTAGTGCTTACTCCAGTACTCTTTCTGATACGCCCGGTATTTTTCCCGGTTTCTCTTTCGCCATTCCTTCGTGGCTCTGAGGATCTGTTCCCGGTGCTCCTGGTAGTACGTTCTGTTCTTCTCCCTTGTTGCGAAATCGCTCATTGCATTCAAGTATTACCTGATGTTCTACATATTGCTTGCGTGCCGGGCAGTATATGCCATTTATGCAGTTTCGCCCGGCATCGCAAGCCTTGCATAATTCACTCGCCATGCGTCCACTAGAAAGGTAAGTCTACGAAGTCGTAGTCAGTGAAGGCAAAATTCTCGTGACCCTCGTATGGGATGCATTGAGTGAAGTCTGCTGCCTTTCCGCTATGTAAAGGCAAGACGTTGTATCTAGATGCAAAATCCTCTCCACGGTCACGGACAAAGAACGCTGGAAGCCACTTGAATCCTTTTCCGCACCTTACCAGCACCTTATCAAAGGTCTTGAAGGCTGGCTGCTCCTTCGCTTCCTTCTCTTTCTTCCAGATGGCATAATGCTTGTTGAACAGTTCTACTTCGAGCTCTGTCGCTTCTCGAAGTTCCTTGTTAACGCTGATACGCAGGTCGAAGGCTTGGTCGGTCACGAACTTCTCGGTCTCGATTTCGTACTGGTTGCCGAATGTCAGCGTATCTTCGCTTTCGTTCTTGGCAATGAGCTCTCCGATGATTGTCAACTCTCCGTCCTCATCGTCCTCGTTGAAAACGTAGAGTTTGCCGATTTCAAACGCTGGCTTCAAGTCCACAATCTGTTTCTTCTCACTATCCCAGCGTTTGCCTTCCTTTTCGAGAGCTGAGAAGAGTTGCTGCTTCTCGAAGTCAGTTGCTGGGCGAAGACTATAATGAACTCTTGTATTACCATATTCAGCTATAGTAAATTTATCGTCAGTATTATAGAAAGCATAGTAAAAGGCTCTTTCGTCTCCATCTTTATATTCATCTTTTAAGATGAAAATACAATTTGCATAATATCCATATTTAATTCCTTTCATAAACACAATATCCCCATCCTTGAACTCAGGCTGAACCTTCTCAATCTCCAGGGTTTCACGGTTCAACTTGCCACCAAAACGCTCTTCGATTTTTGTTACATAAATTTCAGAATCTGCACGGTTCAATTTTTGGAAGGTATTTGTAGAAAGATTACCTTCATTCTGATACCATTTGTCTTCATAACAATCATGCGCAAACTTTCCCTTAAAAGCTCGGTAAGTGTTGTCCTCAAAACCATCAAAGATTGTATAGTACGGCTTCTTTCCTTCGTAACAAATAAGCACGTCTCCCTTCTTAAAGAACTTGCCCCAGCCTCTCATTTCTTTCGAAGGGAAGAGCAGAACTTCTCCTTCTTTAGAGACCTTTCCGTTCTTGTCGAAAAAGTGTTCTCTTCCATCTTCGTCCTCAGTCCAGATTGCTTTCGCACTGTCCTTGTCGTTTGCCATTCCACTGTGCCACACCTTTCCGCATATTGGCGTGTACAATTCTGTACCATACTCTTCATCTTTGAGTATCTCGTAAATATCAATATCTTTCTGTTCCATTGTCTGAATGTTTTTATTGTTATAATTTCACTCGTCCGAGTTTAAAATAAAGTTCCAACAGTTCCTTGGTATTAAGCCAGAAGTCGGTGTTGCCGATGTATACGTGATGGCGATGGGCATCCGTGATGATTTCTATCTTTTTCATTTATCTGCGTTTAAAATTGTTCGTGTCCGCATTGTAATCTTTGAGGATACATTCAAGTGCCTTTACCTCATCATCTGCCAGCCAGATGTCTCTGTCTCCGACTGACAGATGATGAAGACCACACTCACGGACCAGTTTTATATCAACTCTGTACATAGCTAATACGGTTTATGATAACTATTTAAAAAGTTCTTGTTGCGGATGAATGATGTCTGCCCGCTTCTTCTTAGCCGCCCAGAGAAGGAGGTTGGTGTTCTTGGTTCCAGCATTCTTCTCGAGGTCTCTGATGATGCAGGTCAAAGCATCGTGCTCCGCTTCTTTCTCGTTACCGTAGAAAATGCTGAGAGTGTCATATCTGCTCGGGTAGGCTACCGGGCTGTCGTACCCGTGCTTTCCCTTCTGAATGCTGTAGCCCCATATCCAGCCGAACTGGGTGTTGGCGGTCATTACCTTCCATCCCCAGTTGTCTGCACCCTCTACGGCATACTCGATTACGTGCGGATTGATGCACTCATCTTCGATATTGAACTTGAAGCCTTCATGCTCTGCGACCGGCTTCTTGATGTCGTAGCTGTTATCGGTCAGCCATTTGCACCAATCGTTCGATGTCTTGAATACGAGCCCTGCGGCTCTGCATTCGTGAAAAAATAACTCATTCATGGCTATTCCTCCGTTTTTTTTTGTTCATCCGTAATCAACTTGCGCAATCGAGATATAACCTTACTTGCGTTCTCATCATGCACCCCTTCGTAAAGTCCAAGATGCATCATAATGATGTTTAGCGCAGGGTCATCTATTTCAACAGCCCTTTCTGCAAGTATTTCAAGCACACGTGCCATAATCGTAAAAGTCACAGGATAAGGAGTACTTTTTGAACACTCTGCTATCTCTTTCAATAGCCTTGGAATATCAACCTTAAACACCATGTCGTTCATAACATAGTCCTGAACTTTCTTACTTTTGATTTTCTTCATATCTATCCCTCCTTGATGTACTCAGCAAGTGCTTCACGCTGCTCAGATGTCAGTGCATCTGCAATGTGCTCGGCAATCTCTTTTTGGTCTGAACTGCTCATTCTCTCGAAGGTGTCGGTAATGATGTCGGCAGCAGTATCGTCTTCGAGATACCACATATTATCCTTTACCACGTCCGCTCTTTCTTCTTCGCCTGGTAAGTTCCTGAACATGTCGACCAAAAATTCCTCTTGGTCTTTATCCGATAAATTGTTGAACATATCCTCGAGGTCGATGTCAATGCTCTGATTATTGTATTCTGCCATAATTCTTTTGTTTTAAGTGTTTAAAATCTGTTTGCCTTATAATTTACCGCCCGAAGCGTGAAAACGGCTCAGAGCGGCTGATTTTGCCCTCATTTGTTATTTTTCGGGCTTCCAGTCGATACCCAGCCGCTGCAGAACTCCCTTCTCGAAGTATCTTGTCAGCGAATCCTTGGCAGGCTTGTTGTTCGGGTTCTTCTTCAAGTCTGCAAGGTTCTGCTGGATTACCCATCTGAACTTGCTGTCTTGGCTCTGCTGGCTCGCTGGCTGCTGGTGCTTGGCTTGCTCGTAGAGTTCCCCGATGCTCGGTCTTGCCGTTGCCGCAGGATCCTGCGCCTTGACTGCTGCCGATTGCGGCTGCTGGCTTGCGGCTGGCTCGTTGTTGAAGTTGCCTTCCAGCACCTTTGCGAAGTTCTGCTCATTACCGAATATCCAATCAAACTTTCCGAGCCAGCCGTGCTTGTTGTTGCCGTTCATGAAGTCAGATGCCATCGCAATGTCAATTACCCGGTACAGAGTTTTCACGTCTCCCTTGCATTGACGAACCCTTGCCTTGACCATCACCTTGCGGTTCTCAGTCATGAGCGTAATAGGCGGCATCGCACTCTTCGTCTCATCATGCTTGCGGTTCCAGTATTCCTTGACGGCAGCATAGTCTATCTTTTGAGATTTTGAACCCTTGCCGCCACCGGGTGCTTCGGGCTTGACCGATGCACTCTGAATACCTTCTTTAGAAGGTTTATTATCTGTTTCTTTAGAAACATCATTAACATCTACATTATCATAAACATTATCATAAACATTATCATTTACATATACATTATCATTATCATATAAGGTTTTTGAAAAAACCTCTTGGTTTTGTTTGGTTATTTCTGAAACCTCTTGGTTTTTATCTAAACCAATTGGTTTTTGTTTATCCTCTTGGTTTTTTCTTGGTCTGCCACCCTTTTTGCCATTGGCTCGCCATCGTTCTACCTTCTCTTCGTACTTGGCTTTATTCCGTTTCATATCGTCAACGATAAAACCGAAAGCCATACGCACGACTGGTTCGAGACTAATAGTCTCCCCATCCCTTGCGTAGAGAAATATCGCTCTCGTCAGTTGCCCGAGTTGTTCATCGGTCAGCCCCTCGATAAGAGCGTAGTATGATGTGTATAAGATGAATGAATCGTTCATGATGCTTTATTCTGATAATGATAATTTCTTTTCCAGCTTCCGTTTTAACACTGTAGCCATCCGGATTTTGTTCCGCTGGCTTGTGTCGGTCGGTGCTGTCACTTTCCCACCTAGGGAAATATAATTCTCCAGTTGAGAAATTATATTCCGTAGGTCGGTTTTTGATATAGGAACAGCCATAAGCCCTGCCTTTACTTAATGAGCAATCTTCGTGCTCCCTGCACCTGCTTGATGTACTTGGCGCACTCTTTAGGATGGTCTGCCTGATAAGCCTTGGCATCGAACTTCTCGCTTGCCTTCGGTGCTTTCCACGTTGCCAGCATCTTGCCGTTTCCGTCCACGATACTCTCTGCGTCACCGAAGAACAGCTTCAAGTTGTCCTCAATCTCATCCTGCTCGGTCTCCAGTTTCTTGTTCTGATCCTTGAGTTCCTTGAGCCTAGCAATCTGTTCGAGTATCTCCTTTGTTGCTGTCACTTCCTTGCCAGCTACATGTAGAGGTGACTTCAAAAGAACATCTTGTGCGCTGTATGCAGGTGGCTCTTGGTTGCCCACGATGTAGTCAAGATAGAACTTGGTTATCTCGTCACGCATCCATCCGAAGAATTCGGGGTCGAAGTCGATGTCACGGTAGCCGAACTCCCTGCCTGCTGTCAGCCAGGCAAGTGCTCCATCCTTGTATTCTCCCACTCCGAGGTTCATCTGAAGCTGGCAGAACCAATGTTTCGGCAGGTCATCTGCATCTATCTGCATCTGCGTTGTCTTGCACTCGAGGATGCTCTTGCTCGCTTCGTTGTGCGTTGCCCCGGTTCTCCAGAAGGTGCGGTCAGGAGATACTCTCAGATAAGGAGTATCGGTGTTCGTGATGGTGTAGTCGTCCGTGCTCGCCTTGATGATGTGGCAGTGGCTCTCTCGCTTGAAGAACTGCGCCACGGCATCCTCCAGCAGGTGTCCTGCAACCATCGCAAAGTTCTCAACCTTTGGTGGGTCGATGCCCTTCTTGCGTCTCCATAACTGGTATGGGGTCTCCCATGGGTTCAGTCCCAGTACTGTGCCTGCCTCTGATGCACCTATTCCCTTAGAGCGGTTCTGCAACCACTCCTCTCTGCTTTTATATTTAATTATCTGCTTCATTGTCTTTTATTTTTATGTTTGCGGTATAATACATTTTCGCTGCTCCAATGATAAGCTGACGAACGAATTCATCCCTCTTCATTGAATGCACAAGTCCACTTGCGAGAATATCGGCTTTTCCGGAATAGGCAATATGGAAATCGAAGCCTTTGCCACCTTCTTCGCTTACATCCCCATTATCTTCTGCTGCAATCTGTAGAAAATTTCTTTCTTCCTCGTTTTCCTCGACCCATGTCTTGTATGCCTTGGCGGTTCTGTCAAAGTACTTGTCGATGGTGCTCTTGTGTCTCTGATTGTTTTCTTTTTCTGCCATAATTTTACTGAATGTTTAATAGTTGCCGCAGGTTCCCTATAATCTGGTCAGGTTCCCACCCTGAAGGTTGCCCTGCGGCTAATTGGGAAACGTTATAACTTTATAAACTAAAACTATTTCTTTGCTGCTGTGCCAGTCTTTCCTTGGCTGCGGCTCATTGCCTTCTCTGCCTTCTTCTGTGCGCTCTCGGCTGCTGCCTGCGCCTGCTGTGCGATGGCTTCCTGCTGCTTTGGCTTTTTGAAGGTCTCCTCCACTGTGGTCGTACCTTCCTTGATGGCGTTGTATACACCAGCCAGCTTCTGAATGTCCTCTGCCGTTACTTCCTCGGCTGATTTCTTGCCCAGGTAGTCAAGAAGCATGAGGTCTGTCACCTGGTATACTTGGAAGCAGGCTACGCAGCTCTTCCACTGGCTCTGTACGCCAGTTTGCTTGATGTGCTCCAGTGCCTTTGCCTGCACTTCCTTCACCACGCTTGCAATCAATACCTGCGGCACGACCTTGCAGATTGCATTACGCTGGGCGATCGCCACGGCTGCATTGCCAACTACCACCTGCATGTCCTGCGAGTAAGTGTAGCCTTTCGATGTCAGAATGCTGCGCTTCACTTCGGTAGAGTAGGCAACATTGCTCTCTAGGTCGTGGCAGACGCCTTGTGCCGTGATGGTCTTGCCATCGTTTGCGATGATGCGTCCAGCGATGCGCAGGTTCTTCCAGCATGCAGAAATGATTTCTGTAAATCGGACACTCGGACCCTCGATTACTGTTGTCTTTCCGTCCTTACCTTGTCGTTCGAGGTGATAGAAGCAGTTGTAGGCTACATCATCGTCCATGGCTGCCAATGCTACCATATTCTGCTTGCACTGCATGATGTCTCGAGGGAACTTGTGCGCTGTGGCAATCTGTCCGTCAATCTCCGAGCGGTTGATAGCTTCCAGCATTTCGCCACCGCTCACTTGAATAATTTCATTTTCCATAATTCGTTCTTTTTATTGTTCAACATAATCTTTTAATTAACTCTAGTGGAAGGCTGGGGATTCGAACCCCAGTTGATTGCTATGCCACCCTTGCCTGCTGCTGGTGGATGCCCTTCCGTTGCAGGGCGCACGCTGTCGTTTCCGCATATTACATGGTAAAAACAACTAATTTTAGATAACCTTGAAAAATGAGTTTTGCGTGCGCCCTTTGCCCTGCCGCTGCAGAAAGCCATATAATAATTGTTTAACATCGTAATCAAACCAGTTGAGCCATAAGGCTGTCGAGCCTGCTTTCCTCGAAGGCGTCCATCGGGTCTTGGTCTGCGTATTGGCTGTTCTCTTCCAGCCAGTCGTCCATTACGTCCTGATAGTTAACGCAGCCCTCGATAGCTTCCTCCAGCCGCTCGCTGTCGTTGTTGTTATTCTTGTGCGTCACGACCGCTATGTTCCCGGTTCTGTCGCACCATACGCAGATATTGCCTGCCTTGGTTTTAATATCTACCCTAGCAACCGCTGGTCGCTGCGGATAACGGTCTAACTCCAGCCAGATGGCATCGTACATTTTCTCTCTGCAATCCTCTATTATCTTCTTCATTCGTTACCTCCTCTCTTATTGAATATGTAACTTTGGAAGGTCTCACGGCACGACTTCAATACCTCGTTGTCGCCAATTTCGTCCACTGGTATGAGCGGTATGTTATCCAGTGCCACGCAAAGGTTGCCTTCAAACTCTCTGTACTGGATTCTCCGCTCTGCCTCGAAGTAGCACTTGTTGTTTAGTTCGCAACACTTTCGGGTCTTTCGGTTCGCCTTCCAGTTAGTGATAAGCCAGCAGATGTCTGTGTACTTTACGATCATCCTGCGCATATTGATTGATAACTTGCTCATAGGGCAATCCTCCATACTTTTTTTATCTCGCTGCCCTCGATAACCTTGCGGTTGTCGATTCTGCGGAACTTGACCTTCATCTTACCAGCCTGCAACCATCTGCGCAGGGTGTTGCGATGGATGCCCAGTACCTTGCAGGTTTCTGTCATGGTGTATCTGCCTGCGTCTGCTACCTTTGGTTCTTCGTTCGTCATATTATGCCCTCCAAAAGATTAAAGTTACTAATACGATGGCAACTGCCAGGGATAATACTTCGTCACTTGTGATAATCTCGATAAACTTCTTCATACGCTCTGAATGTTTTAATGGTTCTACTTGATTACTTGCGCACGGCTGCACGTCTCTTCTTTGGTGTTATCAATCCAGCCTTAATGAGGATAACACGCACGTTCTGCTGGGTGCAACCAACACGCTGTGATACTGCGAGCATTATTCTGCTGTCTGAGGTTTCGGCAGGTGCTTTTGCTCGGAAATCTGCAAACATCGCTATGATGTTCTTCTTTCTTTCGTCCTGCTGCTTCTGCAACGGTGTTCGAAAATCATAATTAAAATTTTCTCCCATTTTCCTTTGTATTTTAAATTATTTTGTTTATCTTTGCCAAAGAGTTTTTAAACTCGCTTTGAAATTCGAGTGCAAAAATAAAAAAAATATTTTGGAATATAAAACATTTAGAGGTGATTTTAATTTTATTTTAATATTATTTAATTTTGTTTTAATATGAACGGAGAAGAACTGAAACAATATATAAAGCGCTCGGGAATGTCCGTTGCTGCTGTTGCGGAGGAGTTAGGAACTAGTCCGCAGAACTTGAATGCGAAGTTTAATCGCAAGTCTATAAAGATAGATTTCTTTCAAAAGATAAAGGAAATCATCGACAAGTGTGCCCCTCCACTCCCTGCTGAGATGGAAGCGGCTGTTATCGGTTCAAACGTCAATGGTTCGAACAGTTCCAATGTCTCCCAGTCGCTTGCTGGCGATGCTGCCTTGGCTGCTGAGAATAAACTGCTGCGAGAACAGAATGAGTTCCTGCAAAGTCAAGTAAAAACGCTGCTTGCCATTGTGGGACAGAAATAATTTAGTAACTTTGCAGCGCAATGTGGATAGAAAAATTAGGCTCGTACTTCGTTGATGTGTCGAAATACATCTTGACTGGTGTCGTGATTAGTTCGCTATTCAAGGATTTCGAGGATAAAGTATTAATTTATATAGTTGGAATCGCCCTAGCCTTCCTCTGCCTGGTCGTGGGTCTCATACTCAGCAACAAAAAGGATGGAAAGGGCAAAAAGGAAAAGGAGAAATAAATTATGGGAGTATATTTAGCTTTCTTGTTCGTGGGAGTACCTTGTATGGTGTTCCTCGCATTCTGTCTCACTGGAAACGGCAAAAAATGGCTTAGACAAAATAACTTGCTTTAGCCTATGGATGCTTTTTTGTTATTTAACGTGATGGCATTGGGAATGACCATTGCATTCGGTATTTTCTTGAAATCAAAGAAAGGTCAGAAGTGGCTGCGTGAATTATAAGGTATGGTCAGTAAGTTAATTAAAGAGCACGACCGCAGGACGCTGCTTGCAACGTATCTGTACGGTGTTTCAAATCTGTTTATAAGCGGAACGGGCATTGGTGGGTTCTCACCATTGATTACTGGCGATGAGATAGGATTGTATAATATCCTTTTTATTGCCTTCGGTGTCATAGCGTCATTCGCCTTCGCTTATTTCGCTAATAATGTAATGAAGTATAATAATTCAAATGTTTAGATTATGGAACTAGCAACTTTATTTATGTTCATAGGTGCGGTTATCGGCACCAGTCTCGTAATTTGGTCTAAGACTAAATCGGGTCAGAAATGGCTGCGTGAACTTTAGTTCTCGCTCCAGGTACAATATCAACTAAAATTCTAAGTAACGATGAAAGATGAGGATTTCATAGAGCGGAAGGAGAAGGTTCTTCTTGCCGCTCTCGGTAAAAGCTGGCTATGGAAAGCCAGCAGGTTGATAATAGGCATCATCCCTCCAGTGGGTGCGTTTGTGATGCTGGTGCACTGCACCCTGCTCTCGTTCGGCATTCGGGTAAAACTCACGGAGTGGATATTCGACTGCTCGCTCTTCGGCTTCATCGCCTGGATCATCGTCAGTCTAGCCTATGGGTTCTGCTGGGTGCATCGGGCGTTCTCTACCTACAGAGTACTGATTTCGTTCTGCATCGACTTCCAGCGTTCCTTCGGGTTCGGTGTCTTGTGCCATCCGCTCCATCTGCTGATGGTCGCCCTAGGGCTGCTTCTCTTCTTCATCTTCATTAAGAAAAAGGCTTGGAATGAGTTCTACGAAAGAAATATTAATCATTTAAACGAAAAGTAATATGGCTGAATTTATTTCAAATGTCGCAATGATTGCGGCTCTCTATTTTATGGTTGCAATAGTCTTACCTAAGAAGATTATGTTTTTCTTTCCCGAGAATCTGCAAAAAAGGAAGTATGCCATCCTTGGTATGTTTGTTGCCTTCATACTAGGTGCTATTGCATATAGCAATACGAATGAAGGAATAACCGCTTCATCGAATGCCGAAAAAGAGCAGAAAGAAAGTATTGCAGGCTCAAAAGAATGGTATGACAAGTTAATTTCTGTAGCAAGTCGCGACTCGGCTCAGTTATCTAGATTTAAAGTGCTTGATGAGGAAATTAATAAAGCGGACGTTAACGGAATTGGCTTCTACGTCAACCAATACGATAATTACAAAACATACGATAATGGTGTGGATAGTATGAAACAATACTTTGATGCAAACGAGCGTCTTTCTTCTCTTCGTCATTATTGCGTGAAAAGACGTGCGGAGATTATGGAGGAAGCAAAGCCTAAATTGCGCAAAAGATACATAAAGGCTCTTGGCGATAAACTTTGGGAAGATGATATTAAAGTCAAGGGAAACGGAAAAACAATAACCTTCATCGGTGGAGTATTTGCTGCAAATAGAAATATAAAAGATTTTGAAGACAAAATGGAGGATACACTTAAAAAACTTGGATTCAAAAGAGTAATGTATAAATGGGTGGACGCTGATGTCGAATACACTTATTACGATTTATAA